AATAAAGGTAGTAAATGGACAACAAAATCATTTGGGATAAGCTATTTATTATCAATAGCGATGGCTGTGTTTTTGTTTTGTATATCAGGGGTTAGTTTAGTACTACCGTTTATATTATTTCCAGCTATTACTTTATCACTAATAACTTTTAAGGGGGTTATGAATGGTGGAATTGTTACAATTGGTGATATATTAAAACGCGGAGTGTCTCATTATAAAAAAATTATTGTATGGATATTCACAATTTTTATGCTTTCATCTGCGTTTAAATCATTTGGAAATTCGGGATTAGGTGTTGGAATTGTAATTGTGTTATTAGTTTATTTAAAAAAAATTGCTACTATTTCTGTCAATGGCGATAAAGTTGGATTATTTGAATCGTTCCCGTCTAAATATATGTCACATCATGTAAGTTATAAACAGGCTGTAAAGACTGTATAAAAACATACATATAAATATGTGTATCAATTATATAAACACCAATAAAATAATATAATACTAAACAGTATAGATTAATAATCCGTTTTAGTATTATTATTAAATGCAGTCTAATAATATTGGAAATATGATAAATCAAATGATAAATACTCAAATTCTTACAAACATGTTATCAAAACCAGATACAACATATTTTCAAATGGTTGGCATTTTAATAATGCTTTATGACATCTAATCATCCTGAAATGCTTGACTCTGCTTTTACTCGACCTGGTAGAGTGGATGTTAATTTAAAAGTAGGATGTTGTACTCCTAATATGTTTGAAGACATGTTTAACTTTTTTTACAAAGTGGAAAGAGATTTTTCAAAATTAAACTTTCGCGATGATGTTACTCCTGCTGTATTTTCACAATTGCTTCAAAATAATTTTAATAACCCAACATTAGCATATGAACAAATGTGTAATAAGTATTGTTTAACGTAATGTGTAGTACTTGTAAAAAAAATAAACAGATGTAATCATTAGCAATAATGCTAAACTTAACATAATAATACTTTCGCTAAAGTATGGATTTACTTTGGCCCCAATCCAAGAAAATATAATATAAAAAAAAGTAACAATTAAAGCTACTGGAATATCAATATTATCGGATTTCCAATATTCATAAACAGCACCTGCTGAAATAGGAAATGCCATAGCTAATAATGTAGTTCCTGCTGCTTTAGTTTGATTTTTAGCTATACCAGACAGTAATAACAATGTTGAAATATAAAACCCTCCTGCTATACCTTGAAGACCGCCCATAAACCCAACAATACAACCAATTGCTATGGCAGTTGTATATTTAATTATTGAATTAATCATTATTTATATATTTATTGTGAAATTAATTTATAGATTTATCAATTGATTTAATTGAAACATGAAGAATTAATAATTAGTTCAATTGGAGATATTTATAACAAGTCTTCTTTTGAACAATTGCCAACAATTTTGGAGATGGATAATATGCTATACACATTTCATACACCTTTCCATAAATTCTCTATAGTACAAGTTGGAACAGAGGCTTGTATCATACAATCCAATCACATATTCTTTAAAGGAATGGATTTCAACAAGAGATAAAGTTATTATCAGAGTTACAAAAATAAATAACTCAAATTTTGAATGTGACATTAAACTAAACTACGACGCTGGATGCAAAGATAACATAATATATGAGTATAATGATAGTTCTCTTTCTATAATTTTAAGTTACATTAAATCTGTAATTAAATAATAATCTGAATCCTGATGTAACTTTAAATATACTTCCATAAACGATTGTCAATTTGGACTGGATATTACTTTGATTATACATCAGCAGTTGTGTCATAACCTTGATATAAAACCACAACACAAGTTTCAAATGAATAATATATAAAACCCTTGTGCCATGGTATATTCAGACAATAATGTGGACCATAAATTGGTTGCATGCTCGCGTTTTGAAGAGATTGATAATGTCTAACGATTTGTTGATAATCATCATATGTATTGACTTCACACAAGCGACGTCCACGATCAATGGTATGTTCATTCGAAAACAGACCGATTTCTTCAGACACATGATCCAAGAGAGGTGAGAAGAAAACAAATCCTTCAATGTCAATTTTATTTAAACCCAGTTTAAAACCATCAGTGACATATTTGTAATAAATAAGTACAATCCTAACGCAAAATAATTATTGACTGCATCTTTCAGTTCATTGCATTTAACGGATATAATTGGTTCCACTCACACTCATCTAAGAGACGTTTGAGTTCTTGTTGGCATACTCTATCATATAAATTTGAAGGAAATCGTGCACGGTCTGATAAAAATGTTCTCAAAATGACAAGCAATTTGCAAACTTTTTTGAAATTTAGTTCGTAATTGGGAACATTGACCACCATTTCAACCAACAACCCTTCTAATCTTTGATAAGCATTCCACAAGGTAGGCGAGTTAACATCACATTTATCATTTTTGTCCCGTTTGTCAAGCATTACTTTGAGTAAATCCCATGCTACAGACGAAGAATTTAATGACATTTGCATGATTTTCAAGCACACAAATTCAACATAAAACAATTCATCAATCCTTGTTTGATGTATTGTTTTGATGAGGGTTTCAAAGTGAATATCTTGAAGACTATTAAAGTCTGAAGATAAAAGAATTTTCCCAATGATTACCCTTGTTTTCGCATTTGACCGTTCAAGTTCTTCATCATGAAAGATTACGCTCACATGATTTTGTTCAACATAACTCTTCACCCAATTAATTCGTTTTGTTCCGAAACAATTATTCCACCACATGTTATTATATAGTTCGATAAAGTAATCTTTAACTGGTTTTCGTCCAATACATATGGCATATCCTGTTCCAAAAATACCCAAGACAAGAGCAACAACGCCAATAGTTAAAGAATCACTCATAACTAAATATGACTTTAAATAATTTATAAATTAAATTATTATAATAATGACTGATAATCTTACTTCAACCCGTCTTTATCAATTATTGTTTTACACCTTTATAAAGCATTAGTAAGTCCAGCAAGACCAGATTTAAATAATACAGTGTTGTACCTTTCTTCCATTAACGTAAAATCATAATTATACTCATATATGTCCCACGTTGACTTATTTACACCAATAAATGAGTTGTCAGTTGGGTCGCAAATGTTTAATACTTGCGCATTACGGTCGTGTGGTGGATTATGTGTAATAAACTCAATTTCTACTTGATTAAAAGCATTCATATTAATCGAACCTGATGGTTGCATATTTGAAAGAGTTGCGTCAATGGCAAAATTATAACAATAAAGCCCATCAGGTGCGGACCCCTTGGTTCGATTATATTTTTCAATAAGTCTGTAAATTGATGCTGGTAAAACATCTTCCCTATATTTTCCGTCAATAAGTATACCCATTGTAGTTAATATTTCTTTTTTATTTTGTTCTCGAAATAATCCTGTAATATATATCCCAGTAGGCATACCCCCCTTATTTACACCTGGTCCATTTATTGAACCTCCGTTTCCATCATAAATTATTGGTGGTGCTGGAAAAACATCAAATGGCTTAATATTATTATATAACCAGTTACTCCGATTTGACCATTCATTGCGTTTTCGAATGTCACTTCGTTGTAAATAAAACATCCAGGATGATACTAATCCTCTTGAATTAGTTGTTATTTTATTGGAACCTGTTGTATTTAAAAATGGTGTTTCGTGTATTTGTTTAAACAGGTATGATATATCATTTCGTGAAAAATACATTTTTTCTTCTTCTGACAAAAACCCATATGTACAATTTAAATGAACATCTGAACGCCAACTTGTTCGAGTATCTATATATGAACTGGGTTCAAGAACAATATCAGGGGGGGGCTGAATAAAACGATGGAATTGCATATACGCATTATTAAAATTTGGAGCAATATAAGGACAATTATTTGCAAAATCACGAATATCACGTATTTGGAATAACTCCCGCATTGGGCGGAGTGTAATTGTAATAATTAATTCAGCATGCTGACATGCAGCCAGTGGGAATGCCATTTCTGTATTTTGCATAAACCACGCATTAATAGGAATATACACGGTTCTTCCTCTGATAGAAGGTTCTGGCCCAACGAGGTCACTTGTATGAAACGCTGTTGGGTACATATGAGTCCGATTCCCACTGTTTCCCGGGTCGGTTAATTCTGGTGTATTTCCAATTAATTCGTCAAATTTTTTTTTTCGTGCATAGTCATAGTCTCGTTCAGCTGAAGCAACTAAATATTGTCCTGAAAATTCTTGAAGTTTTTGTCCACCACTATGAACTTGAACATTTCTTATCATTTGGGCTCCTAAATTCTCAATCCATTTAAATTCATATGCTGCCCATGGTGAGTAAATATCTTCTGAATTTGAGTTTGTTGGGTCAGCTTCTGAAAGTAAAACTGGAGGCATTACAGGCGACCAAATATGTGGTAAATCAATACTTAAATATGTATCTACTAATAATTCAGCATATCGAGGAATTTTAAACGTAAATGTTGAATCGTCATTCATTTGAATGGACGGTGAACCATTATAATCTACACGAAATTGTTGAAGTCCAAAGTTTGTGTGACTTTCATAGGTAAAGTTCCAAAACGACATAGTCGGATTTCCTGTTAATATATTATCAGTTCCTTCTGATATAATGTTTAATAATCCGCCTGCCATTTGTATGTATAATATATATATATAGTATTTCAATATTCTATATATTATAAATTAAATTAACTTATATAACTATATAAATAATTCAAAATTATGAATACAAATATTATAAGTGCTTATTCGGATGATTATTTAATTACGGCAATATTAGTAGTAATTGGACTGGCGTGTATGTCAATATTGGGATATTATTTATATTTATTTATTCTTGAAACACAACAATGTTCACAAATGGACAATAGATTTGGAACAATAAATGGATACATTCAATCAATGACACCAAGTGACGAACAATGCAAATATAACTTAAATGATTATTATATTAATACCGCATTTAATTGTTGTTCTGGAGGAACGTATAGGAATGACTTTGTCAATATATGTAATTTAAAAAGTATATTACGTCAAGGCGTACGAGGTCTTGATTTTGAAATTTATTTATTAGACGGAGAACCAGTTGTTGCTACTTCAACTGCGAACGATTTTCATGTTAAAGAAACATTTAATTATGTCCCATTTACAGAAGTCATGCAGACAATAAATTCATTTGCTTTTTCAGGAAGTTTATGTCCTAACCCAACAGATCCTATTATTATTCATTTACGCATTATGAGTTCTCATAATACAGTTTATTCACAAATAGCTGAAATATTTAAACAATACTCATCTCGTATGCTTGATAAAACGTTTAGTTTTGAAAATCATTCTGAAAATGTAGGAAGAACTCCTATTTTAGATTTATCTAATAAAATAGTTGTTGCAGTTGACAGAAGTAATTTAGGATATCTAAATAATAAATCATTTTTAGAATATGTAAATATTGCAAGTGGGTCAATGTTTATGAGAAATTACCGATATGAGGATGTCAAAAATAATTCAGATTCAAAAGAGTTAACCCAATTTAATCGTCGAAATACTACTATTGTTTTACCCAATGAAGGTTCAAATCCAGATAACCCAAGCCCTCTGCTATGTCGAACATATGGATGTCAATTAATTGCAATGAGATATCAATTAAATGATAATTTTTTACAAATGTCAACCAAATTATTTAATGATGCCGGGTATGCATTTGAACTAAAACCTGAGTCCCTTAGATTTAAACCCATAACAATTAAAGCTCCTACCCCTCAAGACCCAGAACTATCATATGAAACAAGAAAGGTTAAAACAGATTTTTATGAGTTTAATTTTTAAATACAACATACCATAATTATTTTAGGATAAATTAATGTATAATTACTATAATTGTTATAATTGTTATAATATAATTAGTAATAAACTATGGATGATTCATCAACGCTATGTCCATTAAATAAATCAATAATGAAAATTATTCCTGTTATTTTATATACGCTGGGTATGATTTATACATATAGTGGTTCATCCACGTGGGTATCAACCACAATTAATACATATGGTTCAGGTATTTCTATTTTTCTTATTTTAATTGGAGTTATAGTATTTGCGTCGGTTATGTCTATAAACTTTTTAACTGATGGTTGTATTGGTCTCGAAAAAATTAAAACTCTTGTGATTTCTACATCATTATTAACTTTATTAGCATTATATTATCTTTATCGAGAGACCCCATTAACATGGTGGACGACTATTTTGTATGGTATATTTTCAATGTTAACCATTATTTATGTATTAACTGTATTTAGTATTTCTCCTTTAAAAACACCTAATAATACATCTATAAAATCCAATTTGTTTATCTACTTAATAATGACCTTTCTTAGTATCATATTTGTTGGATTTATAATGGAGTTAAGTAAAACAACCCATATTAGTAATATATCATCATTTACACTTTTATCAGGTGGATTTATAACAGCTATTTTACTTGGAACACTTGTAACACACTATTTTACTCCATCAACAACTAACTTAATTTCATCCTCTCTTTCTACTCTTAAAACTGCTCAAAAAATTCTATCAATTTTTATGGGAGCTGGAATTATAACACTTTTTTTAATTTGGTTAAGCATTTATTTTAAAAATTTGCCTAATAGCAATGTGATTTTAGAAATTATTTTAAAAATGGGGTTTTTAGCAATGTGTATAATTATAATACGAGTTATATTTGGAAAACAAATAATAAAATCAATGTCGTCACCCGTCGTGCAACAAACATCTGCGACAGTTATTACAACTGCAACCAATCATAAAATAAATATACTTAAAGGTCTTGTTGCTATTATAGTTGTATCTGGTATTTTTTTGGGTATTCCCAAACTTCGTCGTTTATTTCGGTCTCAGGGAGGTGAGTCCATCATTAATCACCCCATACCACTTGATACTATTACAACTACTACATTCAGTAAATATACTGAAGATGTATCCGTACCAACATATGAATATGGCTTATCTTTTTGGGTATACATTAATTCGGCACCACCTAATACAAGTGTTGCTTATAATGATTATGCATATATAATAAGTTTTGGAAATTCACCAAATATTATGTATAATGGGCAAAATGGTTCGCTTATGGTAACCATGAGAAATGAATATATTAGTGAAAACGCGTCAAAATTTGGACTTAATCCAAAAAATAATCAAGAGCGCATTATATATACTCGTCGTAATATAGATATGCAACGGTGGGTTCATTTTGTTATTAATTATTCAGGTGGAACCATGGATGTGTTTGTTGATGGGAAACTTGAACGTTCTGTGCCTGGAGTAGTTCCTTATATGGTATCAGATACAACACAAGTTGGACAAAAAAACGGAATTAGTGGTGGAATATGCAACGTGTTATATTTTAACAAAACTATTACAATGCCTCAAATGTATTATTTGTTTGATTGGCAAAAAACAAATACACCACCAGTCTTATAATAATCATTTGTCCTTTACATCTTTTTTATAAACCAAATATTTCATTAATAGGATATGTATTTATATTAACGCGAGGTTCTCGTACTAAAGTTGGTACTGTGGTTGGAATATTTTGTAGTGTATTATTATCATGTGATAGTGTATTATCATATGATAGTGTAATATTATCATGTAGTGGTGTCTTATTATCATATGATAGTGTATTATAACGTGGTAGTGTATTACGTCTTTTTTTATTCCAATATATTTTATCTATATTAATTGTAATACGTTTTTTTTTATTTGTATTGTCTGTTTTTGTTATTACTAATTGTAATAAAGTACTCATTTTACTCATTTTAATTATTTTAAATGTATATGTGTCAAATTGTTCACGAATCAAATGAAGTTTCGACCAAACACACTCAATGGGTACATTTGTTATTTGTTCAATTGTATATTCTATAAGTTCTATTTCACATATATGTGAACGATTTCGTTCATAATATAATGCTTCTATTTTAAGTTGTTCAGGTAACCCAATATATAAATAATGTTTGTTCAAATAATATATATCTAAATCATTAATTGGATACATCATACTTATTTTACTATTTTGACTGTTTTTATACGCATTTAAACATAATATTATATTATTGTTCAAATTATATAATATTTTTAGTATATGTTTATTACGATTAATTAGTGCAG